AAAACTCCATCCATCATCTCGTTCCATTTTTCTTTTGTCATTAAAATAATTGTATATATATGTTTATATATCTTTCTAAAATAAGGATTTTATATTTTTATATATCTTTCTAAAATAAGGATTTAATGAACATTCCTGAAAGAATCACAGCCATATACCCAATAATTAACTTCGTCCATTTTGTATTAATCTCTACTCTTGTCATGCGATGATTAAGGGCATTGCAGAAACACTCAAAACCTTTCTTAGTAAATTCAACTTCCATTTATGAAATCCGTGGAATCTACCAAAATTTTATTAGGATTTGGATTTAAAACTGCCTGTTGCAGTTCATTATCTAAATAAGGCAAAGTTTTACTAAGAAATAATTCATAATCATCCAGTTCTAAAACCGCCTTTTCTCCCGTAATGGTTGATAAAAAAGATTTTGCATCTATCCTTAATTGAGCTTGATTAATTTTAATTTGATTTAAATTCTGATAATATAAATCAATCGCAGTCGCAGGATTTCCCCCTGTGTTCAAATCAGTTACAGCACTCCTCATATTTTTCTTTAATGAATTTAAATCTCCACCTGTCGCCATTATTCCTTGGCTCATTTGAGTTTTAATATTATCTCTTACTCCGGCTACAAAAGAAGCGATAGTAGTAGCCCCTAACGCGAAAGTTGCGGGGGCTGTAATTCCCGCCGAAGCTAATGCAGGTAAGGTAGAGATTGCAGTTCCGACAGCCGGAATAATCGCTTTTCCTACTCCAGAAAATGCAGCGGTGAGATAATCAATTTGTGGCGGAGTTAAAGAGTTTAAAACTTCTTGAGGAATTTGTTGACCTTTATATTGCTGTAAAATTGCTTCGGCTTCTTGTCTTCTTTGTTCAGTTAAAGCAATTTGTGATGCCTCCATGGTTCCTGTTGGAGCCATTTGATTTTTTGCCTGTGCACTTGCTACTCCTTGAATTTCTCTTGAACTTCCCAAAAAAGTCTGACCATTTTGTAAAGTTACTCCGCTAACGTTTCCGGTGTTTTGGTCTCTTATAATTTGTGGAGGTGTTGTTGCTGTTGCAATTGTTGAAGGAACGTTTTGAGGGATTGGATTTGTTTGAGGAACATTTGCTTGATTCATTAAACTTTGATTTTGTTTTAATTGTGCTTGTTCCTCGGGGGTTAATTTTCCAGTTTTTTCTATTAATCTTTGTGCCATTATTGTCCTCCCTGAAATTGTAGTTTATTTTGTCCCGTGTTTGCTATTTGGTCAGTTTGCATATTATCCATTAAACTTGGAGACCTTTTAATTTTAATTTCTATTCCAACTTGACTCTTTAAATCCTCTTCCAATTCAGTAATTTCTTTTATCCATACTGGCTCGGTAATAACCATATTCACTTTTGCACTCGCTTCGGTATTGTTTTCTGTTGTCCCTCCAATAGACACTTTTGATATTCCTAATTGAGAATAGAATTTCCCTTCTAAGTAATTAAGATAACGGACGAAAGCATCTGCGGGTGGAACCGTTAGGTCTTCAAACTTTGCTTCTTCAGGTTTGCATGTAAGCAATAAAACATTTCCGTTTTTTATTCCGTTTGCTAACTCTGTTTTTAATTTTGTTAATCTTGCAGTGTCTGATTCATCAATATAAAGAACTCTTACCGATGAATAATGCATTAATCTTCTCCAGTCTCTTTCTGCTTCCTGCAATGCTTCAATAACCCATTCAATAGAGGAGGTTTCAGAATTTCCGTGCGGCTCATCTAAAGTTCTATTGTTCATTGAATGTAAAACTTCGCTTGGTTTTAATGATTTAATATTTCCATTTCCCTGAGAATAATCATATCTTATAATTTGTCCCTGCTTGTTTGTAATGGTAGTAACTCTTCTTGGGTCAAGAGATTTAAGATTAATTAAACGTCCTTCGGAAAATTTTTTTGTTGGTTCTGCTCTTATTATTTGAGTGAAGGCATCTCCATTAAACTTCTTGCAGTGAAGATGATTATACATCATACTCCAAAAAGTCTCTTTCCCATTTCCACTTATCAAATCTAAAATAACTTTTATTGTTGGTTCTGCATCATATCCCAATCCTAAAACATGAATTGCATAAGATTTAATCGCACTTCTAAACTCTCCAACATTATAAAAGTAGCCATAATATTTAGATGCATTTGGATTATTCCATTTATTCTCTTCATTTCCATAACCCCCGTCTGTGATTTTATTATCTATTGCAAAATTAGGAACTCCGTTGGCGAAGTCTGTTGTTGATGTATAATTAAGATTTGAATTTGACATTTTAATTTATTCTAAAGGGCATATTTAATATTAAATTTGTTGGATAACCGGTCCAGTCAGGTAGACCTGTCGGGGTTAATCCATCTAGATCTGATGTTACTCTGTTCATGGGATCGTGAGCTAAAATAATATATGCTCCACTGAAAGAATTATAACACCACACCTCTATAGTTAATCTTAAAGTTTCTCCCGCTTTGTAGTGAGTTAAAGGAACGGTTATATCTAAAGCTGACATAAAATGTTTTTTAATTGCCATTCCTACGGTGGGAGTATAATTTATTGTTTCTGATTGAACACTTGCGATTTCTGTTTCTGTTGCGCCGTCCCACTTTCTTATGCGCGCAATTACATAAGCGCGATAATTATTATTTAATGCCAACCCCTCAAATCCCCAAGGAACACTTAAAATCGCCTTTCCTTTTGCATCTTTAGGCATATTAAAAACAACGTCAAAATCCACATCAATATCTTTCGTGTAATTTACTTGAGAAGACATTAAAAGCCATGTTGAAACTCTGTTTGAATAAAAAGTTTTATTGCTTAAAACGTTTGAACTTGTCCCTTTTCCTGCGTAGAAAACAACAACTCCTGTTCCTTCTTCAACATCAGTAAAATTATAATTTACTGAATAATCAGAACTTTTTCTATAAACCTCGGGTAAAATCTGTTCTGCCATTTTTAAATTCCTGTATGGATAAAATTTACATTCTTTTTGATTTCATTTTCTATTTTTGTTACTTCACTTGTCATTTTATCAAAATATAACTCAGTGATTCTTGTTTGCGCTCCTGTTGTATCCATTAAACAAATGTCCATAGCTCCCTTCATTGCAGTAAATAATCCTAAAATTCTTTTCATACTTGTGTTTAAAGCGGAGTAATTATTTACAAAATCATAACTTGCAACATTGCAAATATAAGTTTCCCAAAATGCATCTTCTATATTAATGAATGCTTCTGTAGAATATGTCGTCGTATTTGCCCAAGTTGGCACGAAATGTTGCACTTGTGAAGTAGTAGCAAAAACTCCTGTATCTGCCATTAAATTAATCCTGCTCCAGTTCCAACTAATAAAGAAGTTGACCAGTCACGCCAATTTTTTAATTTTAGAACTTGCAATATTCTCCCTCTTAAAATATAATCTGTGCGGTTATTAAAAATTCCATCTCTTGTAGTTAAGGGGAATTGGTTTTTTTTAAATTTAGTCCAGTTGTCATCTCCAGTTATCCAAATTACATTGTTGATGCAAGAATAAATTATACATGTTGCTACTCCTTTTAAAATATCCATCTTACACATAACTTATCGATAGATTTAAACTTTTCTGATTTACAAGATTTGCTGCTCTCTTAATTCCTTCAACTATGTGAGTGAATCTCCCATAGATTTTAACTTTTGTAAGTCCGTGCTGGTCTTGGAATAAGTCCCATTGAACAGACCGGAAAGATGATTTTATTTCTTCATTGTTGAATAAATGAATTTCTCCTCTCTCTCCCATTGCTCTTAAATTATCGTGCATGTCCTCGTTAAACAATCTTTGCTTTCCCTGTTCATTGTTAATTGACATTGCTCTGTTATTCATTGCAATTATTCTTTTTTTCATATCTAAAACAAGTTGCAGATTATCATAAATTGCTACTCCTAAACTTCCGCTTCCCGCATCTATTCCTGATTGTTTGCAGTTCCATTTTCTTGTATATTCCATAATTAGATTTTCATTGTCCGTAGTTAGTAGTAACTTTCTTGTATAATGGTCTACCTGCCTTATATCTTTTTGATTTAATCTTTTTAATATCTCTGCTGTAAATTGGTCTCCACCCATTCTCGCCAAATCAAATCCTCCATAAAAATCTCCTTCCCTGTTAATTACTTCATGCTCGTCCAAGCTGCAAACTTTTTCTATCCATGCGTCGCTGTAGAATTGTTTTTTATCCAAGGATGCTATCGCTAAATATTCCTGTGCATAAGACATCTCTGACTTATCCTCTTTTTCCTCTTTTAAAAATTCTATTAATCCATCTTTTTGTTCCTGAGTCCAACTTTCACTTACTGGTCTGTTGTGTGCTACGGTTTCAGTGTCCATCTCCCAAACTTTAAATCTTGCATTTGGTTCTTTCTTAATAATTGCCTTTTCGTAGTTTCTCCAAAAATAACCTTCTCTCCCGTTAAATGTTCCCCACATCCAAATACGTCCGTTTGTTGTCGCTAAAATTGGCGTAGCTGCATTGAAAAATAAGTCGGGTTGGAAAGGGGCTTCATCTATCATTAAAACCTGTCCTTCAAATCCTCTTGCTGAACTTCCTGTAGTTCCTACTGGCTTTGCGATTAAAATTCTTCTATTTTTATTTACCACTAAAACTAATCTGTTTAATGTTGGCTTATCTTTTCCTTTTCCAATAAATGCTTTATATTTTTCATGTGCGTAGTTTGTAGCGAATGCGATTAAAAGTTGTGCTTGGTCTTCAGTAATTGAGGAACAGACAATCTGTGAAACTGGATGAGGATTGTAATGAGTAAAAAGCCATTCAACTGCTTTCCTCGCCATTATTTCCGTCGCTCCTATTCTTCTCCCCTTTGCCAAAAGAATGTGATGTTCTTCATCTTCCAAGATTTCTTTCTGCCAATCGTCGAGAATTATTTGTTTTTCTGTTCCTTGATTTTTTGTTCTGCTAACTTCAGCATTTCTTTCTGAATTATCAGATGGTTGCTCGATTGTTTTATCAGTATCTCCGCCTCTTGTTTTACACTTAGCCATAATGCTTCTTCTTCTGTTCCAAATTTAATTCCGAGATCTTTAGGAACTTCATTTTTTTTTTCCATTTAAAATAAAAGAAAAAGTTATTTATATATTTTTGTATATGACTTTGTTGTATATGACTTTGAAATTTTATAAAAATATTTTAAAAGTTAATAAAGGGATTTTCTTTTTTTTATTATTTTAAAAAATATTTTTAAAATCAAAATTTCTTTTTTAATTTAAAATAAAAGAAAAAGTTATTTATATATTTTAAAAATTTGTCAGAGGGGATAGCCCAAAAATATATACAAACACTCAACTATCGGTGGTTCTGAAAATAACGCTGCCTTGGGTCTCCTATGACATATAGACCTCGCTTCGCTCGGTCTTTTCTATTCTAACACTTATTAAGAATTGCCTGTAGAACGCTTGGGTTTGCGAATTGTGGCGATGATGACTATTTTTTGTGCACTAAGGTTACCTAAGTGAACACTTGCACAGCA